GATGCTGGTGGACTTCATCCACGACCGCTTTCCGTCGAACGCTCCAGATCAGGCGAGGCTTCAGCCGTCGCCTGAAGCTGGTTGTTCGCCGTGGAAGTGTCTCCATTGCGGACAGCGGTTCAAGCAGCAAGAGGACGCTATCGTGCACTCCAATCGCTGCAAACGTTCTCCGGCGAACGCGGTACGCCGTAGCGTGAAGTACGAGTGCTTCATCAAGCCCGGTTACCACTGTCAGTACATCGAGGCCGACAACTCGGAGTCAGCCCGGCGGCAGTTTGCCGAGTTGATCCGCGACAACCTGGAGGCGGAACACATCATCGCCAACAACCTCGACACCAATGACGGCGAAGACCCGTCTCCGAACGCTGAGGGTGAGAGTCGGGCGGCTTCCGCCCGTACTCTCCACCCTCTTGTTGGCAGTCTGGATGGTGACAAGTGACGCCCTATTTCCAAGACGACTTTGCCCAACGGTCTTGCAGAACGGTGCCGAATAGTGCGGAATAGCAGCATGGACAATGGCAAAACTATGCAGTATGCTGTTGCATGGACGCTACCAAAATCTTGCAATCGTTGACGGGCAGCGAGATCAGCACGCGCCGCATCGCAGCGGCGACCGCGCCGATCAACATCTTCGAGGGGGCTAAACGGTCAGGCAAAACACATTCCGCTTGTGTAGCATTCGGTTTGCACGTCCTGCGGATGCGTGAGGAGCATGGGCCGGTGCGGTTCCTCGCGGCCGGCCGGACGATGGACAGCGTCGAGGCCAGCATCGTTACTACATTACAGCGGATTTATGGCAGGGCGTCATGCAGCTACAAGATTGGGTGCATGACCTTGTTCGATTGCATCACTGACGTTGTCGGCGCGAACGATGAGCGGATGGCCACCACGATACAGGGGCGCACGTATGCCGGCGGGTTGCTTGATGAGGTGACCGTACTCCCTCGCAACTTCTTCGACATGGCCCTGGCGCAGATGAGCATTGCAGGCGCGCGCATATTTTGCACATGCAACCCGGACAGCCCCTATCACTGGTTCAAAAAAGATTACATTGACCGCGCGGGCAAGCACATCACTACATCGCACTGGAAGATGGATCGTGCGCACAACCCGAGCTTGAGTGAAGAGTATATCGCCAACATGCACAAGCTCTGGCCCGTGGGTTCGGTGTTTTTCAAGCGGAACATTCTGGGGGAGTGGTGCGTGGCGGAGGGGCTTGTGTACGACATGCTCGATTCTGAGCGCAACATCGTGCGCACGGTTGACTTGCCCTGCGATATGGCCGGAAACATTGCGCCGCCAGAGCGGGTCGTGATGGCGATTGACTATGGCACCAACAACCCCTTTACTGCTGGCTTGTTTTACGACTATGGTGACAAACTGTACTTGGTCGACCAATACTGGTATGACAGCGACGACACTGGGCGGCTGAAAACTGACCGGCAATACTTCGACTCGATTGTTGAATGGCTGGCGGGCCGATCCGTTGGAACGGTGGTTGTTGATCCCTCGGCCCTGTCCTTCATCACGGTATTGAAGCAAGAGCGGTGGTCGGTGATCCGGGCGCTGAATGACGTGCTGCCGGGAGTGCGCACGGTGGCTGGCCTGCTTGGCACGGGCGAATTGTTGATACATGAGAATTGCACGAACGCGCTGCGGGAGCTGGCGCTGTACCAATGGGATGAGAAGAAAAAAGCGCTGGGCATTGATGAGCCGATCAAGAAGCATGACCACTCGCCGGACATGATCCGCTATGGAGTCATGTACTGCCGACGAACTCAGGCAATGACTGACCGGGAGTATGAGGAGACGTGCGCGGGGTTGCCAATATGAAAGTTGAGATCAAGACGATCAAGCTGCCGAAGATCGTGGCGAACAAAGACAACCCTCGCACGATCAAGGGTAAACCAATATCACGCGGGGTTAGTGTAAGTAAAAGCACAGCCGGCGTCCAGCCGGAAAGTGGCGGCGCAATCCCGACCACCCCGCTCCAATTAAACACCAAGGAACAAAATGGAAACGAAACCAAAGCTGCAACGGCATAAATTCTTCGACTTGTTCAAAGTCTTGTGGTCGCTCTATGAAGACGTGGTAGAGGGAATGCCGGCGATGCTGGCGCACCTGTACCGCTACCCTGCCGAGAGCGCGAAGAAATTCGCGTACCGCAAAGACCTGGCCTGCTGGCACGGACTGCCGGCGGAAATTGTTTTGAGGTGGGTGCAAACTTTTGCAAAAGCATTGGTGAACACAAAAGTCCCCCCGCCGCTTGAATACGCACTTACCAACGTAGACGGGGCGCAATCCACGATCAACGCATGGCGACAGGACGTGTTCGATCACATGGCAACATACGGATCCCTCTGGGGCTTGATCGACGCGCCGGCCAGTGACGTAAAGATCAAGACGGAGGCGCAGCGCAAAGCGGCGGGCATCTATCCGTATTGCGTGCTGTACACGCCGGCGCACGTTGTGGACTGGACGGAGACGCATAGTGGCAGCATCACGATGGCGCTGGTTGACACGGGCACGGAAGTCAAGCAAGAGGGCAAGGAGATGACGCTGTACCGCCGATATATGCTGAATCCCACGGGCGCGACGATCACCGAAGAGCTTGTGGATGAAGGCAACACGATTGTGCAGGAGGGGATGAATCGGGTCGACTTGGTGATGAGTGATGCGCAGGGCAAGCCGATGTTGCCAATCTTCCGCGCAGGCATCATTGCATCGAAAAAGTACAAGGGCTACTATCGCAGCCCGCTCGACGGCATCGCCGATAAGAGCAAGTACCTGTTCAATAATGATAGCCAACTTGTCAACCTGTTTGCAAAAGCGGCCTTTGCGTTCTTGGTGTGGCCGGCCGGGCAAAGGGTCAAGGAGCTGGGCCAAAATTCCCTCGTGGAAGTGGATCCAGGCCAGATCATCCCCCAATATGTTTCCCCGGACAGCACGCTGTTCACGCAATACTTTGAGATGTCATCGCAACTGACGCGGGACATATTCGTCATTGCCGGCATGAAGCCGACGCAGACCCAACTGTTTGACAATCGCAAGTCGGGGGCCGCGATAGCTGAGGAGCGGCACGACACGCGAGACAAGGTGACGATCATTGCGGACGCCGTGGCGCGGTTTGAGCGGCAGATGTGGGACACTTTGAGCGCATATCTGGGCCAGCCGGAATTGGCGACGCTGGTGGTGCAACAATACCCGGTTGCCTACGATGTGTACAGCTTAACCGACCAACTGGCCGAGCTGGAAGCGTATGCCCAGCGGCGCAACGTGTCACTGTACATGGAGCGGTTTGAGTACTTCGTGCGGCTGAAGGTGCGCGACAAAGAGATGCAGGACAAGATCATCGAAGAGGAGCGCAAGTCGCTGTCATTGCGGTTTGGTGCGCTGTCCGCGCCTGTTATCAGCAGCCTTGAAATGCTGTTGAAGAACGGCGTGGTGAACGTGGCGCAGATCGTGCGAACCGTCAACCCGGACTTTGCGCAAAAGACCGACGCGGAGGCGCTGACGTTTGCGCAAGACAACATGAAGCAGTACCAAGCTGACGCGGACGAGTTCGGGCTTGCAGCAGCGGCGGTGGCCCCTGCAAAGCCATAGCCCGACCAGCCGGAGGGTGACAATGCCGACGCCGAATGACACGCAAGAAAAGATCACCGCGCTGAAAGACAAGATCACGGCGGTTGACGAGGTGAAGCGCGCCAGCATGAGCGCGAGCGCATCAAGTTTTGACCGCACGTTTGACACGAGGAACGCAGTGCGCCAGTGGGACAAGTACTCCCGCGCGTGGATCAAGAAAGTCGCCGCGCCGCTGATTGTAAAGGCCGCGCGGGCCGGGTACAAAGTCGGGGTTGACAATGCCAAATGAGCTTGATGCGCCCATGCCATCGCCGCTGACAAAAGAGCAATCGGACGCCGGCTGGTACGTGATCCGCGACGGCGATGGGAATATCACGCACACCGTCGAGCCAGGGAAGTCGCCAAAGCTGGTCAAGGGCGTCAGCATCCACCTCAAACGCAAGAGCAAAGAGGAGAACATATTCAAGCGCATCGGCCGGTGCCCCTGCACCTACAGTAAGGTGTTCACGGCGGGCGCTGAAATCCTGGGGCTTGACCCTGAGACCACGACCATTGAGGAAGTGTTCACCCAGATGCTATTCAAGCAGGCAATGAAAGACGGCAAGCCAGAAGCCGTTAAGCAGATCGCTGATCGGATGTGGGGCAAGCCGGCCGACACGCTGAACCTCACCAGCGACATCGAGCGCGTGCTGATACAAGTTGCGACTGAAATTCATGGCGGGCCTCCACAACCTGTGATCGAGGAGTTCTGATGGCGGAATACACACCACAGAAGTGGCTTGAAGATTGTTGCAAGATTGCCATCCGCATCATCCGCAGCAACATTGGCGCAGGGCTATTCGCCACGGCGAAGTTCGGCAAAGCCCTCGCTCAAAGCACGCTGTTGGATCGTGAGCGGCGCGGCATATCGCGCGCGACGCCGCTTTGGGGCGAAGGGGTGTTCAAGGACGGCCTGACCAGCAAGGTGCTGTCGAAAGACGCGGCGATTGTTTACAGTGATGGGCGCGACGAAGACGAGCAATCAGACTTCATTTTGGGGAATGCCAAGAAGAAAATCCCGCCGCGCAATGCGTACAACGTGAATCAGCCGGGGGTGCGAGGAGAAACAATGGAGGCGGATGTGATTGCCACGTTTGCCACCCAGGTGTTCTTGTGGTCAAACGCCGTAATACGAGAAATGACGGGGAAGGTCAATGCCCAATCGAGACGTTGAAAAGTTAGCGCGCAAGGGAATAGCACTGTGCATCGAGTCAGGTATTGGTGACTTGAGGACGCGCGCCGAAATGGCAAACCTGTCCATTGAAAACATGAAGGCAAAGGCCAAGAAGCAGGGCTGGTCAAAGGCGATGCTGGCAGCGCGTGTGATCGAGCAAATGCAAACGCTAAAGACCGAGCTGCGCGGGGTCATTGAGTCGAGCATACAAACCAGCGCCCAAGTCGGGTACTTGGCTGCAACGGCGGAAGACCCGCAGGCGTGGTACACATGGCAGTCAACCAGCGACAACATCTGCCCGGATTGCGTTGATCTGCACGGCACGCGGCACACAATGGAAGAGTGGATCGTGATCGGCTTGCCAGGCAACGGGCAGACCGTGTGCCGCAGCTACTGCAAGTGTATGCTGCTGCCAGATGAGCAGGTGATGAGCGCGCCGGTGCGGATTGTGCGCGAGCCCGGGCCGCGCGGCGGCAAGGGACGGGTCGTGGCGGTAGAACTACAGGAGAAACCCGATGGCTGATCCAGCGTTTTCGTTTGCTGGCATATACAACACGGCAAACTGGCCCGTGCGTGTGATATACGAGTCGCTGCAACGATGCCAGAATGGTGTGGCAACGTGTGACGCGGAGATCACACGTATCTGCCAGACGCTGGGTGGCAGTGAGGAATATATCAGCAAGTCCCCCGTCACGAAGTTTGCCAAAGCTGTCGCCCTTGTGCGAAGCGGCATCATTAACTCGAAACAGATTGCCCGATTGGCCGGATGCTCGGTGCAATGGGCACGTACAGCAAAAAGAAAGTAAAGCGGGTAGATACTTTCGCCATTGTCTGTCAAGATATTGTCACGAGCGCCACGCGGTGCTTGAAGGTTTTGCGCCCTGCCTTAATGGGCGTATGGTAGCCCTACCTTATGGACAAATATGCCAGATGACACCCCCGTCGTAACGACGACCCCGGAAACACCGGACACAGTTCTTTCACAGCTTCAGCAGCAGTTGGCCGACACGTCCGCCGAGCTTGCCAAAGCCGCAAACAAAGCGCAGCAGCAAGAGGGGCGGGCGCGCAAAGCCGAAGCCGCGCTGAAATCGAAACAGACCGAGGAGGAGCAACAGGCAAGCGACCTATCGCAGAAACTGGAAGCCGCCGAACAAGACCGTCAGCAGCTAAAAGAAAAGCTCACGCTCTTGGAGCGGGATCAGACGCGAAGCGCAGTTGTTGCCGCAGTCAGTGCGGTGGCGTCAAAGCTGGCGCTCGGCGCGGACAAGGCTTTGACCAAGCTCCTCAATATCGACGTGACTGTTGATGACAAGGGTCAAACAATCGTGCGAAATGACGAAGGCCAGCGGCGGATCAACGCCAAAACCGGCAAGCCAATGACGATTGAAGAGTTGCGTGATGAGTACCTTACCCAGGACTTCCTGCTTGCATCGAAAGTACAAGGCGGGAAAGGGGCAAAAGGAAACTCAGATGCAACGCCCGTTGACCTGTCCGTCGATCAGGTTGAAAAGTTGACCCCGAAAGAACTGGCCGACAGATATAAAGAATTGACGCCTGAGCAACGCGCGACGCTGCGTGAGAAAGCTGGGCGATAACGAAAGACGAAAGGAAAAGTTATGGCTGCAACCAATGTATTTGTGACTGACTGCGCGTTCGCAGTCATGGAAAGCCTGGCGAAGACCCTGCGTAATAGCATGGGCCTCTTGGGCATTGCACACAAAGAAATCCTGAACGAGGGCGAGTATGCTCGCAAAGTGCCCCTGCCGGGTGCTGTGACTGCGTCAACCCGCGCGATCAACGCGGTGCTGCCGACCGGCCAGCAACCGACGGACACCGCGGTTACGCTCACGCCAGTCCTCGAGTATACCGGCGCGATTGGGGTAGACCGTTTAACGCAGGCCGCGACGGAAATCACGATCCGCAACGTCTATGCGCCGATGCTGTCAGCCGCCATCATCACCAATATCAACACCGCCTTATGGGCTTTGGTGACAACCGGCAACTTCACGAACACTGCTATCGGCACGGCCGGCGCATCGCCTGACATCACAATCTTGGCGCAGGCGCGCAAGAGTTTGTGGGATGCGAAGTGCTCGGACATGGCGAATCTGTATGCCGTGATCGGTGGCGAGGAAGGGCAGGTCTGGCGTCCGTCTTTGAAGTACAATGAGTTTGGGCCGGCAGGCCAGGAGGCATTGACCTCTGGCCGTCTTCCCAACGCGTTCGGCTTCAAGATCGTCGAGGATCAGCAACGGCTCACTTCCGGCACGACTGCCGTCAATTTGTGTCTGCACCCGCTGGCTTTGATGGTTGGCTTCCGATCGACACTGGCTGGCCGTGGATACCCGATGGGGCAGGCAACTGACCCAGACTCCGGTTTGACAATTTTTGTCGAGGAGTCGCCTATGGACAACAGCTCAAACGGCGTCGGCACGCAACTGACAGCCTGCGTAATCGCGGATGTGAAGGTTGGCTATGCCGCGTGGGGCACGATCCTTTACGGCGCAGTCTAACGCAACGCAACAACAAGGAATGAAGTTATGAAGACCAAATTGATGACAGTGGCACTGGTGGTTGCGTTGTGC